CCTCTGCCTCCAGTTCAGCGATGCGCTTGTCCAGCCGCCAGATGGTGTTTTCATAGTCTTGGTCACTCATCACTCACCTCCCCACTTGTACTCTGCTTCCATCAGCTTGTAGTACTGGGCCTCACTGATCTCACCGTCCTTGGCGGCTTGGCGGTCTGCCATCTTCACAATATTCAGCAAATACTTGTTGGTCAAAGGCACTTCACCGTTCTTTTCAACACTTTGTTCCAGTATGCGCCTGAACCATTCCCACTCGCCCATCACTCACTCTCCCGCAAACCAGTATCAAGCACCTTCTCCATGGGTATACCATACTCATGACACAGGGCCACCAGCTTCTCTATCCTGCGCATTCGCTCTGCACTCTCTGCCGCCAGCTTTGCAAAGTCTGTCCGCCACATCTTATTAGCCTGCTCCAGTTCCGCAACTTTCGGGGGCACTTCGTAATGCACCCGCTCTCCATCATCGGCTATGAATATCCAACTCATCACTCAATCTCCTCCACCGTGATCACGCCCACGACTCGCTTCCTGCGGCCCGGGGCTTTGCTAATCCACACCGGCTCCTTGGTATGGTTGTCTATATACTTGTTCCCCTTTACCGTGGCGAAGTGCCCGGTCAAAAAGACGATGGTCATCTTGTTCCGGTCCTCCCGTCCCCGCAGCCACTTGGCTAGCGTTGGTCTCCGCGCTAGGGGGAATTCCATGTAGTTAGCCGTGTACCCCAGCTCGGTCAAGGCGTGGACCAGTTCCTCCGGGTAGACCCGCCGTATAGACTTGCGGTTATAGGCCTTGCGAATATGCTTGGCCGCCTCGTCGGTGGTGATCCCGGCAATGGTGGCCACTGCGGCAGGACCGCAGTAGCTGTTCTTACCAGTGATTGCACTTAAGGTCATTAGTGCAACAGCTCCTTACGCAGAGCTTTCGCGCCTTTGGTCAGGCCCTTCATGCGCCGGAGGTGGCCGCGCATCTTACTCGCTGGGTAAGGCTTGCCTTTATACAGGGCCGGGATAAGTTCCCGGGCAGGTACCTTGGCAGTCTTTACGCCATCCGCCTCTACCACCAGACCGGTGACAAATTTGGGGCCGACCTTGCCGACGATGAATGTGCGGTTGTGTGCCCAGCACACCTCACCGACAGTAGGGGTAGAGATAGTAACAGTAGCCATAGACGCTCCTTCGTTGGCAGTGGATTTCTCATTTCTTAACCCATTGTACCATAACCTAAAGGCATTGTCAAATACTTCTAGCTATGATATAATGGGGCCTTGGCCGGAAAAGCTAGTTCCGCTGGATCACGGTCTTAATGCTGGCGGGTATGTTGATGGTGCTGACGCCGAACATGACCCAGATTTCTCGGCGCATAGTCAGGCCGTAGACAACCCCGGCCAGTGCATCGGCGCAATCTTTGCTGCCGTTGGGCGGGTGATCTATCTTGTTCCGCTTGGTGTCCATCTCAAGAGACGCCAACTCACGCTGCAGTCGTGCGTGGGGTGGGAACTTCAGGCGGCCATCATAGATCGCGGACTTGGTAAATTCGTAGGCGTCCACTGACTTATCCATGGACTGTCGTTCGGATATAAACCCGGCCTGCTTCAGCAACTGTATGCTGTCCACCGACTGAAAACTGTCGTAAGTGATCCAGCGCAAATTGGTCTGGTGTTTTTTGATGGTGTAAAAAATCTGCCTGATCTTCTCGAAGTTGATCTCGCCGTTACGTGGGGGCCTCACCTCCAATACCATGTCGATCTGAATACAGGGTAGCGTCTCCACGTGATCGCCCCGGTGAAGGTCGCGGAATTCATTCACGTGCCCAATGACTACCCCGGCGCTGTCCCCGGTCACGCCAAGGTCAACGTGCGCAAACCGGGGGTACTTCGGGTTGGAAAAACGCTCCGGAAAAATCTTGATGTTGGTCTCTACAAAGTCTACGTCGGGGCGGCTGATAATCCGGGGCAGTTTGGGGTCCGCACACGCGGTGATTTTCTCCGTGACAACTATGTACGGATGGCTAGCCAACGTGGAAACCCCAGCAACATCCCGCAGGGAATTCATCATGTCCTTCTCGAACTCTACCCGGTACTCCTCAGGAACCTTGATCACCAAATGCTCATCCACCGGCATCACGGACTCGTTTTCCATCATGATGCGGGGGCGACGTGTAGCGTCACCGGTGAATACCCGGAACCACTCCCCGGTGAAGGTCCCGGGGGGCTTAATCTCCCACGTGGTCTTGTAGTAGACAAAGATGCTGGTTTTACCGGTCCTGTCCAGCTCCGCCTTGGACTCAGCAATCTTGGTGTCAGTAAACTGCCCGGGGTACCTAACTGAGGACACCAGACACAGAATACCGGGCATCTTGCCTTGGGTCATAAAGCGAGATTTCCGGCGACGGGATATGGAGTTGTAGACGGCTACCGCCTGATCGTAAGTCCCCCCATCCACAGATTGTTTGGAATTTTCCGTGACGGCCATGAAGTTCAGCTCGTCAATCACCCCGCCCATCACGTTCTGACCGATAGCTGCCGTATCGGCACCGGACACAGGTTTCACAATAACCCGGTGCGGGAACTTAAGTTCACTCTCCAGACTCTTGTCGTACATGAAGTTCTTCCGGAACCATGGGCTTTTGTCGATCATAGTTTTGAAGCGGTCGAAATCCACCGACTTGGCCAGCTTGGCATTAAGGGACTGGAAGATAAAAACAATTTCTGAGGCGGGGTCTAGGCCAAACTTTCTTTGCGGGTCGTCGTACTGGGCGAGTATGTAGAGCTGGTAGGCAGTGGTTATCAGTGCGATGGTCGTCTTACCTGTCCCGATTGCCCCGGTGCAAACCGCCTCTACATACTCGCCGTTATTCATTTCGATGATTTCTTTCATCACCGCTGGGTACAGCACCCCCTTCATGTTCAGGTACTCGGGGCCCTCGATAAACTCCTTGATACCTACGGTGCCTTCAGGCCGCCGCTCTACCATGTTGGCAATCCACTCCCAGTCATCGTTGGCCACGCGATGATGGAACTCCTGCAGGAACGCGACCCGCTCTGCCTTGGTAGTAAAAGAGGCAAGGGCCAGCCTGAGATTTTTATCCGCACTGGATAAAAACGTCTCGTCATGTAGCTGGGTGGAGGTCATCAGGTAGGTCTCGTACGTCCTGCAGAATGTTACCAATAACCTGCATTAGGCCTTGCTTGAGGTCAGGCCTGTGGAGCACGGTAGTAGCCATCTCATTGGTCACCACCGTAGGTAAGGCTTCGGGCTCGGGTATCATCTGGTTTATCACCCCGGCCTTCACCGCCGTATTCACGTACCCTTGTAGCAGGCGATTAGCCACATCAATGTCAAAGCCAGTCTGCTTGTACAAGGTGTTGTCTTGCACCTCCGACTCCGCTGCCATTCTCACCCGGCGCATCTGTAGCTGTATCAGCTCCTGATACCCTTCCATGGCGTTGATGTGGTCGTCTAACCGACGCACAGCCGCCTCTACGGTCTGCTTAAGGTTCACGGATTCAAGGAACTCTGCCTCGGTTACATGGGTCTCTCTGTACCGCCTGAGACACCTCTGCAGAGAGGCAGACTTCACCTTAGGCAGTAGGCCCCATACATTCTGAATAACCTTGGCCATTTTGGCAGGGCTAATCCCCCGGGATAGCTCACACCGTATTTCTTTGAGCTTATCCGCTGGGACACTCTTTAGCATCTTTGGGACAGGGTTATCGGACACCGGTAGTTCCTGTAAGGCACTGATTCCTCAGTGATCTTAAGGTCAACGTGTCCTAAAAGCAAATTTTGGACATTTTGGGGGCCACTAAAAAGCCCCGGGGTTGTCCGCCGGGGCAGGGGTGGGGGAGCTTTTGGGGGCCTCAAAAACTCCCTGTACATTTAGGCCGCTATACGCCCCCGCATCCGGGCCTCTTCGGCATAGGCACTTAAGGTCTTGTCGGCCTTGAAGTGTCGGTCCCGCTCAATGGGCAGGCCAAACGGGGGGAACCTCAGGCTCTCCAGTTCGCGTAGGCTGACATAGCCCAGCTCAGGGCAGCCGAAGCCCAAGTCACAGAGACCGAAGGCACGATCACCTTCCAGTTCTGTCAGGAGCCATGTGCAGGCCCCGCCGCCGAAGAACTTCACTACCGGGGCGTGGTCCTTCTCAGGGCGCTCCGCGTTAGCTTCGAGTTTTGCCCTCAGGGCTTTAGTTAACAGTTTCATACGATCTCCTTCCGGTTTGAGTTTTCTGACAGTTTTCGCACGTAGCGTCTAGCTTCGTCCAGAGTATCAAAGCTACCCTTTACACTCCTGAAGCCAGCGGCAAGGCTAGCCTCACCGATAACGAACGCATCGCCTTCTTTAACTACTATCCATAGCATTCCGCTGGGATATCTGGCGCGGTAAGTGAGCACACGATTGGGTGAGGAAAATAGTTTGTCTGTCTCATGTTTCATGCGAATCCCTCCTTGGTGGGGCCATTCCCCTACTTGCAACCAGTATAGTCTAGTACGACTAGATAGTCAAGGACTTTTCTTGTAGTGGTCATACAGCCCGTCGTGCCTGTCGGGGGTGGGCTTTAGCCCTCTCCGGATCAGCTCCCCTGCAATCATGGAAAGGTCCAA